GAGCCAGGCCAAGGCCCTGCGCGACCGCGGTGCCGACCAGCCGCCAACCGGCATCACCGACAACGCGCCGCACGCGGCGCCCGCCGCCACTGACGTCCCGCCCAGTGTGCCGGCCGGTGCTGGCGTCGGCGCTGGCAACAGCGTGCCGGAAGCCCCGGCCGACAAGACCCCCGTCGCCAGCCGCACGCGCGGCTGATCGGCACCTCTCACGCACCACCACGACACGCGACACCGACAGGAGCACGCGATGAAAGACTTTTCGTTCCAGGGCAAGATTTACCTCGGTGAGCGCCGTGCCGGTGGCCGCCCCGGCAAACTGACGTGGGTGGGCGATGCGCCCAACTGCACGGTCACACTCAACACCGAAAGCGAGGACCGCACCGAAAGCTACAGCGGACAGCGCCTGCAGTCCGCCCGCCTGCGCAAGTCCAGCACCGCAGAGCTGGCGCTGACGCTCAACTACTTCAACGCCGACACGTTGGCCCTGGGTCTCTACGCGACGGTCAGCGAAGTGGCCGCCGGCACCGCGACGGAGGAGATCCTGCCGGCCAACCTGCTGCCGGGCAGCATCGTGGCGCTGGACAACCCGAACATCAGCGACCTGGTGCTGGTGGACAGCACGGGGGCGCCGGTGACGCTGGTCGAAGGCACGCATTACGCCATCGAGTCGGCGCAGGCCGGCACGTTGCGGATGCTGTCCGTCACCGGGCTGACCCAGCCGATCATCGCGGACAGCTACGACTACGCCGCCGGCAAGAGTGCGGCCATGTTCACCGCCGATCCGCCGGAGCGCTACTTCCTGATGGATGGCATCAACACCATCACCGGCGAGCGCGTGCGTGCGCACCTGTACCGCGTGCAGTTCAACCCGGCCAGCAGCATCCCGCTGATCAACAGCAGCTTCGGCCAGCTTGAACTGAGCGGCGCGGCGTTGTTCGACGTGGACGCGGCGAACGACCCGGAGCTGGGCGGCTTCGGCAAGTTCGACCTGCCAGCAGAGGCAGAGTAAGCCGTGGCGCGTGACGTCACCCAGCAGGTCAACGCCGCCGGCCCCGCGCCGGCGGCGGAGGCCGATGCGCTGGCGGTGCTCAACCCCGATGGCCGCCTGACGCTCAGTGGGCGCGCGGTGGCAGTGCGCGAGTACAGCTTCTTTGAGGGGCTGGAGGTCGCGCACCGGGCCTCCGCGCTGATCGCCGACATGCACCAACTCTGCCGGGATGGATTCCTCCGGTTCGACCGCATCCGTCGCCTGTTCGGCAAGCACCGCGAGGTGGTGCTGGCGATCGCCGCGCAGGCGGCGGACGTGGAGCCGGAGTGGATCGAGGCCCTTCCGCGTGATGAGGCTGATGTGTTCCTCAGCGTCTGGTTCGCGGTGAACGCCGATTTTTTCGTGCACGAGGTCGTGGTGGAGATCCGCGAGGAACGGCAGCTGGCGGGCGCGGGCTCGACTGGGCCGACATCTTCGTCCGGCTCGCCGACGGCGGCCTCGGCGACCTCGACCGGCTCGGCCGTTACACCGAGCGCCAGCTGACGGCGCTCTACGGCGCCGCGCAGCGGCTTGACCGTGAACGTCGGGCAGATGCGGTAGGGGACATGGCCTCGGCAATTGCAGGCGCCGTGTGGGGCAGCAAGGACACCCAGAAACATATCAACGGGCTGAGAAAGCGCTGATGTCACGAGGCAATAACCGCGACTTTGAAATTGACTTCCGGGCACGGGCTGACTTCAGCGCTGTCGAACGGGAGAGTGCGCGGACGGCTGGGTCGATCGACAAGATCACCCAGGCCACGAAGCGGGCCAACGACGAGATGGCGCAGAGCCGGGGGCCGAGCGCGAGCGGCGCCAGCCCGAGCGCCGCCGAAGCAGAGGCGGTGGGTGACCTCAACACCGCACTGGCCGCCAACATCGCCGCGCGCGATGCACAGCTGAGGGCGATCCGGGCCACGCAGCAGGCCGTGGCCAGCGAGATCACCAGCATCGGCGAGCTGCACGACCGCCTGGAGCGCGGCGCCCGCAGCTTCGATGACCTGGCCGAGACCGAAGCGCGGCTGGATGCCGCCATGTCGCGCGGGCTGATCACCACGGAAGAGTACGACGCGGCACTGGTGAAGCTAGACAAGGACGCCACGCGCCTGCAGAAAACGCAGGAGCAGGGCGACGCGACGTTGGCGCGCACCTTAGGGCGCTACGACAAAGCCGGCGCCAGCCTGCAGAAGCTGGCACGCGACGAAGCCGCGCTGAAGAAGGCCGTCGACGAGGGCCGCATCAGCCGCGAGCAGTACAACCGCGCCATGGCCGGCATCGACGCCGAGCGTCTGCGGCTCTCGGCGCTGCAGCAGGGCGCCACGCAAAGCGCGCGTGCCATGCGCGGCCTGAACTTCGAATCCCGCGAGACCCAGCGCAACCTCACCCAGCTGCTGACCTACGGCGCGACGGGCAACTTCAGCATGGCGGGTAACCAGATCCTGCAGCTGGGGAGCCAAGCCGGCGCCGCGCGCCTGCTGCTGGGCGGCCTGGGTGTGACGGCGGGTGCGGCGGCTGTGAGCGTCGGCACGCTGGCTGCCGCGGCGACCGCGGGCTACCTAGAGCTGCGCGCGCTCGACACGGCGCTGCTGTCGGCCGGCAACACCGCTGGAGTCACCGCTGGTGAGCTGGCCAGCATTGCGTTCGAGACTGGCGAGGCCACGGGCGGATTCAAGGAAGCGCAGCAGGCCGCCACCATCTTTGCTCGCTCCGGGAAGGCGTCCGCAGACACGCTTCAGGACATGGTGTCTGCAGCGGTGGGGCTTGCGCTGCTCACGGGCAAAAGCATCGAGCAGAGCAGCGAGCAGGTGTTGACCATTGCACGCGCGCCTGTGCCCGCGCTGTTGGAGCTGAACCGTCAGTACAGCTTTCTCACAGCCGCCGAGTTTGAGCGCGTGCAGGCGCTGCAGGCCCAAGGCCGGGAGCAGGATGCGGTGCGCTTCGGACTGGATCGACTGAGCGCAGCCACGGCGGAGCGGGTCGAAACGATGAGATCGAATGCCGGCATCCTCGAGCGCGCGTGGCGCGCCGTGCGCGAGGAGCTTCGTGCCACATGGGCGGCGCTCAAGGACGTGGGCAATTCCAGCGTTGAGGCACAGCTGCGGGGGATTGATCGGGCGCTTGAAACTGCCAACGGGCAGAATCTCTCTTCCGCGTTCGGTGCTTTCGGTGCCCCCGGTGGGCTCGTGGGCGGCCTGCTGCTCCGTTCCCGCCGTGACGCAGTGGTGCAGGGACTGGAGGCGCGCCGCGCCGCGCTGTTGGCCGAGAAGGAGGCGCAGGATGAATCTGCGGAGTCAGAAGCTGACCGGCAGCGCGTGCAGAACCTGGGCGTTGAGGCCAGCGACAAGATCAACCGTAGTCTGACCGAGGGCGCGACTAAGACCGAGCAGTTGGCCAAAGCCACCGCCGATCTGCGCAAGGAGTTTCTCGCACTGCGCGCCGCGAATCCGGAGAGCGAGCTGCTCAAGGGTGTGACCTTCGGAGAAGGCGACAGGATCAGCGGCGGCGCGTTCGACAAGGCGTTGGCCGGCCTGCAGGAGCGCTTCAAGGACCGAGGCCGCAAGGGGCCAAAGACAGATGCTCAGCAGGCCGAAGAGGGTGCCCGAAAGGCGGTTCTTGCCCTGCAGCAGCAGATCGCAGCGCTGGACTCGCTGGAAGACGGGCAGACGAAGGCCAGCGAGGCGGCCCGTGCGCGTTTCGACATCGAAGAGGGCCAGTACCGCTTGGCCAGCGAAGGGGCCAAGCAAGCGCTGATCGACCATGCGCAGCTCCTCGACGTTGAGCGGCAGCGCCTCGAAACCAGCAAGGTATTGGCCAGCGCGCAGCTTGAAGTGCTCCGTATGCAGGGCCGCTCCGCCGAGGCCTTGGGCATTGAGCTGCAGCGCGAGTTCGGACAGACCATGCACGACCTCGAGAACCGTGCTGACACGGCTGGCATCGCGATCATGCGGTCGCTGTTCGACGGCCGGAAGGCGCGTGCTGCGCTGGCCGATATCCAGGCCGAGTTCCAGCGCGTCGATGGCCAGCTGCAGCGCGACGCGCAGCGGATCAACATCGAGCAGGAAGCGGGCCTGATCAGCCAGTATCAGGCGCAGGAGCGCCTGCTCGCCCTGCGTCAGCGTGAGCTCGAGTTCCTGCGGCAGCAGATCCCCTTGCTGGAGCAGCAGGCAGCGGTGCTGAAAGACCCCGAGGTCACCGCCCGTCTCGAGGACATGAAGCTCCGCCTGTTCGAGCTGCAGCAGCAGGCCGGGCTGTGGGCGACGACCTTCCGCAACTCATTCGAGGGTGGGCTGGGGGACGCGCTCTACAACCTGACGACGAACACCACGGACCTGCGCGGCGCCATGCTGGGCCTGGTGCAGGACGTCACGCAGGGGATGGCCCGCCTGGCATCGCAGCAGTTGGCTTCGATGGCAACGGCGAAGCTGATGCAGGCCGTGATGAAGCAGGGAGAAGGCCCGGATCTGGCTGCCCCAGACCCTGCGCAAGCCGCTGCGGCGGGCGCAGCGTATGCGGCACCTATTGCCGGCGCAGCGCTGACCCTGGGCTCCGCCGGCGCCACGCTCAACGCCGCAGGCGCGGGCCTTGGCGTGGGCGGGTCTGTGGTTGGAGCCGCTGCCGCAGCCATCTCCGCGGCCTCTATCCAACTGCAGGCCGCCGCAAGCACCTTGATTGTTGCAAACAGCATCGGCGCGGCAAGCGGCTTTGCTGAGGGTGGCTACACCGGTCCCGGCGGCAAGTACCAGGTCGCGGGCGTGGTCCACCGGGGCGAATACGTGATGCCGCAGGAAACGGTGGCGCGCTACGGCGTCGACGCCATGCGTGCCATCCACGCCGGCCGCGCCCAGTTTGCCGACCTCACCCCATTCCAGAGCATCGCGGCGTCAAGCCCGCAGTACAGCTTCGCCGATGGAGGGCTGGCCTCCCGGGGCATGCCGGCCCCGCAGCTCAATGTGGATATCCTCAACTTCACCGACATCGACCAACTCGCCCAACGCGTCGCGGCGAGTGATCCGATGCGCCGGCAGATCGTCAATGTGTCGATCGAAGAGCGTGCTGCCATCGAGCAGGGCGGCTGATGTCCGCCGTGTTCGATACAGCCCCGGTGTGGGTGCTGCCCCCCGACTGGAAGAACGGCCTGCGGGAGACGCTGGCGTGGTCGACGTCCATCCATCGTGCGCCTGCCACCGGGCTGACCCAGCACGTCAGCACGCGAGAGTGGCCGCGGCGCACGCTGGCGTTCTCGTGCCTGGCCTCGGCGCAGGCGCAGCGCATGGTGGCGATTGCCAGGGCGGGCAGGGCCGCGGCACGCTGGCACCTGCCGATCTGGACCGATGCGCAGCGCGTGGCGGGTGTGGCCGCAGGCGCGGAAGCTATCGACTGCCGCACCTCGGGCTACGACTTTGCCGGCCCCGGCAACGCGCTGCTCTACCGGGGGGCGCGCGACTGGGAGATCGTTCGCGTCGCGCAAGTGGTGGACGGGCAGCTGGTGCTCGCCGCACCGGTGTTGGCCGATTGGTCTGCCGGCGTGCAGCTGTTGCCGTTGCGCTGGGGGCGGCTGCAGTCGGGCGCGCGCTCGATTTCTGTCACCGACAGCATCGTCCGGCCCGAGATGGTGTTCATGGTTGACGAGCCGTGCGCGTGGCCTGAGCCGCCTCCAGAGACCACATACCGGGGGCATCCGGTTTTGATGACCTCGCCGGATTGGGGCGAGGGGCTGTCCGCGAGCTTCGATGCTGGAACGACAGACGTCGATAGCGGGACCGCCTTGCCGTTCGTGGGGGACACGCGCGCACCCGTCATGCGAGCGTCCAACCACGTCTGGGAGCTGTGGGGCAGGGCAGAGCAGCGCGCCTTCCGCGGGCTCCTCTACGCCCTGCGCGGTCGCCTGCGCCCCGTCTGGGTGCCAACGTGGCTCAGCGACCTACGGCTTGTAGCGCCCGCTGGGGCGGGTGCCCGCACCCTGACCGTCGAATGGGCCGGGTACGCGCAGCACGGTGTGGGGCGCGTTGGCATGCGCGACATTCGCATCGAGTTGTGGAATGGCACCGTGCTCCTGCGTCGGATTCACGAGGCGAGCGAGGGTGCGGAAATCGAGGTGCTCCATCTCGCTGAGCCGCTGAGCGCTGCGGTGACACCGGCGCAGGTTCGTCGCATCTCGTTCATTGCGCTCAGCACGCTGGCCAGCGACGAAGTGGAGATCGAACACACCGCCGATTCAGATGGGCGCGCCCGGGTGGTGACCGCGTGGAGCGGGGTGCCGGACGATGTTTGAGTTCTTCGAGCTCTCCCGCTTCCTCGCCCGCAAGGTCGCGCTCTATCGCTTCGAGCGTGACGGCCTGGTCCTGCGCTTCAACAGCAGCGATCGGGATCTGACGATCGCCGGCCACCTCTACCTGGCTGCCCGCGGCATCAGCCACAGCGCGGTGCGCGATACGTCCACCAGCGACAAGAAGGCGCAGCTCACAGTGACCGCGCCGTACCTGCTGGACGCGCTGGCAGACGAGCTGCCGGTCACGCAGCCGCTCGGCAATTGGTGGCGGCCGTACCCGCCATCGCAGCGCGTGCTGGTCACCGTGATGACCACGCACCTCGGTGATCCGGACGAGCAGGTCAACATCGAGTGGATGGGGCGCGTGGTGGGCCCGTCGTTCGGCCGCACGGAGATGCGCCTGACGTGTGATCCGTCGTATCGCAGCGGCCGCATGAGCGGCAGCATCCCGCGCATGCAGCGTGGCTGCGGGGTGGCGCTCTACAGCCGGGGGCTGGGCATGTGCAATCTCAACCCCGAGCCGCTGCCGGTGGCTGCGGTGTTGGACGCTGTGGAGGGTCCGGCGATCTCGGCAGCTGTCTTCCAGGCGCCGCCGCGGCCATTCACCGGTGGTGCGGGCGGCGCGGTCGCCTGGACCGATGTCGACAATGTGCTGCAAGCGCGTCCGATCGTTGCGCACAACGGTGTCACGTTGACGCTGGGCGGCGAGCCGCACGAATTGTCTGCGGGGGCTGCCGTGACCGCGTACACGGTGCCGCTCTGGTTCCTCGCCGAGGTGGCCGCCGTCAACGGCCTGCGCCTGACGTCGCCGGCCTTCGCTGCCGCGGCGCTCTCGCTGGCCGGTGGTTTCATCCAGTGGCGCCGGGCGGACGGTGTGCTCGAGGTTCGCTCGATCATGTCGCACAGCGGCAACAGCATCGGCATCCACTACGGCGCCTTGGACCTCGCGCCAGGCTTGGTGGTGCAGGCGTATGTCGGGTGCGCACACAACCTGCCGGCGTGCGAGGCGCACGGCAACCAGATCAACTACCCCGGCTTCCGCTGGCTGCCCACGGAAGATCCGATGTCGAGGTCGCAAGCATGGTGAGCACCCGCGCGTGGTCGCGTATCCACTGGGCGGGATGGATGCTGCGCTATTGGGTGCTGGACAAGCACCGGCGCGCGATCGTGCTGGCCGTCTGTTACGCGTCCGGAATGGCCTCGACGGCGACTGCGCTGGCGATCGCGTGGCTGCTCACGCGGCCCCCGACGCTGGTCAATGGCGTGCGGATGGCCAGTGCGGACGGTGGCATTTCGCTTATCTGGCTGGTGGTAGTGATGCTGGTGTCCGCGGTGATCAGCTACGCGATGCGCCCCAAGCCCGAGACACCGCAGCCCGTCGAGGGCAAGCAGCCCGCGGTCAAGGACGGCAAGGCCGCCAGGCGGCTCTACGGAACTGGCTGGACGGACGACAGCGCGATTCTCGCGTGGAAGAACCTCGACCCCGAACCGATCCGCAAGAAAGGCGGCAAAAAGTGACCGTGATCGTGACCATCGCCCACGCGCGCAGGGCGTCCCTGTCGCGCACCAGCAGCCGCCTGTGCGCGCCCGGCATCTATGCCTGGGCCCGCCGCCA